TAATAAAACATACAAAGATTTAAGAAAATGTTTAGTTGAAAATTTTAATGTTAGAGAAGTTATTAGTGTTCCTCAAGACCAATTTGAAAATACATCAACTAAAACTTCAATTATTATATTTGATAATGCTGAAGACAAAACTACTGAGGTAAAATTTAGTGATTTAGTAGTAGAAAAATATAAAGAAGATAAGTTTGCTGAAGTATTTGGGGACATTGTTATTATTGAAAATAAAGATGATATAAAACAAGTTAAAGATGTATTGGTTTCACAAGCAACTAGGGAAGAAATACTGAGTAATCATATTTGTTCTTTAAATAATAAAGATTATAAAATACATTCATTATTGTCTTCTAAAGAATATAATTTGTTTAATTTAGATGAACTATGTGAAATACAATTAGGAACAAGAATAACAAAAAAAGATAATTTAATAGGCGACATACCAGTATATGGTGGTGGTGATATTTCATTTTATACAAATAAAATCAATAGAAATAAAGGAACGCTAGTAATTTCAAGATATGCGATGTCTAAAGAGTGTGTTCGGTTAGTTGATTGCGAATTTTATTTAAATGATAGCGGATTAAGCATACATAGTAAAAATCCAAATTTTCAAAAATACATTAATTACTTTCTATTAAGTGATATGTGTCAAGAATATATATATAGAAATTGCACATCTGGAAGCATTCAAAAAAATATTAATATGAATTTATTCTATAAATTAAAAATTCCAATTCCAATTAATCAAGATAAAATGCAAGAATGGGTAAATAAAATTTCAGCCCCTTATAATGAAAAAAATGAAAAACAAACACAAATAAAAGAGTTGGAAACATTCATCCAAAATAGAATTAGAGAGATTGGAGAAAACGAAGAATGTGATGAAGTTGAATTGGGAAGTATTTGTGAAATTTGGTGTGGTAAAAATTTACCAAAAGAAAAAGCAAAAAATGGAATATATAATGTATATGGAGGTGGTAATTCTTCATATACACACAATGAATATAATTTAGAAGGATTTAATACAATAGTTTCAAGAGTTGGAAATAATAGTGTTACATTAGTAAATGAAAGATTTTATCTAACTGATAATGGGTTTTCGTTAATTGTTAATAGTGACATTAAAAAATATTTTGGTTATTATATTTTAAATAATAAAGAACAAATATTTAACGCAGGCAATGGTTCAGCACAAAAAGTTATATCAAAAAGTCAATTATCAAAAATTAAAATTAAAATTCCCAAAAACAAACAACTTATTCAAGAGTTGGAATCAATATTTCAAAAATTAGAAACATTACAAAATGATGTTAAATGTGCGGATGAATTATACAAACAACTTATTCAAGAATTGAGCCAAGAAGCTATACCTCCACAAAATACTAATATTGTTGTTCCAGTTACAACAGAAAATGTTGCCGAAACTCAAGAAAAAATAGAAGTTAATGTTCCTAAGAAAAAAGTAGTAAAAAAAACAAATAATAAAGTGATTATAAAACCAAAACAACTCATAATTGAAGATGATGAAGAAGAAACATTTTAAATTTATCGTCTTCTATTTCTATTAAATCCTAATTCAGTTGGAATATTAGTAAAATCTTTATAAAAGTCTGCTGGTTCTTTTGGCAAAATATCATATTCTTCACAATAAATATAATAATCATCTAATGATTTAATATCTTTTTCTTTGCATAAATTTATCCACTCTTGTTTAGATTGAATAAATTTTGTTGTATCTACACCCATAAAATCATACCAATTATTCCACACTCCTTTTGATTTAAAATATTCTTCAGGAGAAGCTATAAAATTACTATGAATGTCTTGTTGTTGAATATAATCCTTTTTAGATTTTATATTCAAACTTGAATTAATAGAGCGAACATAGTTATATTCATCTTGTTCTTCTGTAAATTTAGAACCCAACGCTTTACTATATCTTAATCTCAATTTAATTTTATTTAATTCGCCCATATTTTCTTCAAATATATAATCCTGATAATAACTTCTCCTTTCTTCTTTTTTTGTATCTTCTTTTTTTGTATCTTCTTTTTTTTCTTTTGTCCCAACTGAAAGAAATATTTTTTGTTCTATGTTTTCATCAACATTCCTCATTTGTGAAACAATTGTTCTAACTTTGTCGTATGATTTATTTTCAGTTTCCCAATCATCAGTATCAATATATGGTATAATAACATATGCTTTTTTATTTGGATTTTCAAAATCTAATCGGTTGGGTCTTAATAAATATTGGACTATTCTAGTTTCACTCTGCATATTTCCAGCAATACATACACCATTTAGTTTGGGTAAATCAAAACCTTCTCCAAAAATATATACACACGAAATAATACCATAATATGTATTTTTAAATTTATTTACTTCACTATCTAAATCATTGCAATTTTTACTATGAAGAGAATTATTATAAATTTTTTCTTTTTGAATTGATAAAACGTTTAATGATAAAATTTCATTTATATATTTTTTAGATAGTTCTGCATCTTCTGTTGTATTAGTATATAACAATAAATGTGTTAAATCGTTATACTTTTCAAAAGATTTTAAACACATATAACACGATATGAATATTTCTTTATTAATTATATTTAATCTTAAGTTAGTTATAATTTCATCAACTTCGTCTTCTGTATTTTTCAAAACTAAAATATTATAATCTGTTATTTTTTTATTTTCTATTGCCCAATGAACTGATTTAACATCAATATATTTTCCAAAAATAGTTTCATCTTCCATAGAATATATTTCTTTATTTGTTCGTGTTTCAATAGTTTTCTCTGTTGCAGTCATAAATAATGTTTTTGAAGAAATTATCTTATGGAATAACCGAAATCCTCTATTTTCTTCTCTTTCAATGCCAACCAAGTGATGTGCTTCATCGCCAATTTTAATTTCAAAAGCAATATCTTTATCAACTAATAAATGACACGAATGATATGTTGAAATCACAAATTTAGGGTGAGAATTAAGATTATTATTAAGAAAATTTATAATTTGAGTTTTGTCTGTAGATGATTTAATACCATCTGTTTCATCGCCTCCAACAAACAATATATTGGTTTTATTTGGAAATATTTTTAAAATTTCTTTTTTAATTTGTTTTTGTAAATTATTACTAGGAACACCTATAACAACTGATTTAAATTCTAATATTTTCACAATTAAAATGCTTAATAAAGCTTTTCCAAGACCACACGCCCAAACAATTTTTCCAGTATTATATAAATTAAAGAAACCTTCAATAATTTCTAATATATATTGCTGATGGTTGTTTGGTTCAATCATATATGATAATTCATTCGCTATATTACTACTAGCACTAATTGAAATTTTTTTACTTCGTCTAATTTTATAGTTTTGAATGATATTTTTTATTTTTAATTGATTAAATGCTTTTTTAACTTTATCAACATTTGAAATATTTCTAACTCTTTCACATCTATTCATTAAATTAATTTCTTCTTTAGTAAAAATTTTATATGGTGTATTTATATTTTTAAAATATGGTTCAATTAAATCAATAATACATCTATCATAAAATTCAGTTCCACCACCTTTATAAATATGAAATGATTTAAAGTAATGCTTTAAACATTTATCAATAATTTTCATCTTATCTAATGGTATTTCTATAACACATATATATTCTCCTCTTTCAACTTCACCAGTAATATATGTATTACTTCTATCTTTTGCAAATGTTGCTATTCCCAATTTTATAACATTTTCCATTTTATACCAAGCATTATCTCTAAGATAAATAGTTCCTTTTAATTGGTTCATTGTAATAAAGTTATGTAATAATATTAATATGAAATTATAATCAATTTTTTATTATATTCAGGAAATAAAATAAAAAAACTTAAGCAATTCGGCGTTTTAAATGTGCAAAGGTGTAAACTAAATATTTTTCAAATTAAAAAAAATATGTTTCATTTTTTATTATATTTTTATTATATTTATATTTTATAATTAAAATAACTAACTTATATAAAGATTATTTAATATAATTTATTTATGAACTTTCCAATTAATGGAATATATCAAAATATACAAGAACATCTTCAATTAAAAATTATTGATGCTTCTAAAAATTTTATATTTATTAAAAGTAATGATTTAATTCGAAATAAAAAAGAAGAAATTGATAAACTTGAAAATATAGAAAATTGGGATAAAATGAAAAAAATAGGAAACCCATATGAGTTAATATATACAAGTTATAATAAAAAACGAAAAAATGACAGTATAAGTTCATATATTCCAATAAGTCGTTCTTATTTTAAATTATGGGAAATTTTTTATAATTTTAATTTTTTTCATGAATTTCAAAATGAAAAACAAATAATTTTTTCACATCTGGCAGAAGGACCGGGAGGATTTATGGAAGCTTCTTATAATTATATGAAAAAAAATAATCATTATAATAATTTATATTATGGTATTACATTAAACCCACATAATGATTTTGTACCTGATTGGAATAAAATAAAAAAAATATTTAACAATGATAAAAATGTACATATAGATTATGGAAACTTATATGAATATAATGATGTAGTTAATTATGTATCTAAATTTAAACATAATAAAGCCCATATTGTAACAGCAGATGGTGGATTTGATTATTCAAATGATTTTAATGGTCAAGAATTAAATTCATGTCAAATAATTTATAGTGAAATAGTAATAGCATTAAATGTATTACGTAATAAAGGTTCATTTATTATAAAAGTATTTGATTTATTTAGTATAACAACATGTCAATTATTATCAATATTAAAAACACATTTTGAAACAATTAATATATATAAACCAGAAACAAGCCGTCCAGCAAATTCTGAAAAATATTTAATATGTCAAAATTTTTTAGATAATATTACATATGAACAAAAATCAAACTATCTATTAATTATTAAAAAATGGAATAATTCTAATATTATAAATGGTCAATCAATATTATTTAAAAATTTTAAAATTAATAACGAATTAATACATAAAATTTTTCAATATAATGAAATATATGTTAAAAATCAAATTTATTATTTAAATAATACTATTAAAATTACAGAAAATAAACCCCTTAAAGATGAATATTATCAAATAATTAAAAATCAAGTATCAACCGCAATTAATTGGTGTCAAAAATATGAAATTGATATTAATAAAGATAGTATTTATTATAAAAAAAATTTTTTAGTAACCTGATTTTTTATTTTCTTCTTCTGATAAATATTTATTAAACTCTAAAAATTGTTTTATTATTTTTTCTTTATTATTATGAAAAATATCTATTAGTATATTTTTTACAACTTCTTTGGTTATATTATCTTTATTTTGATTAAAATTATTGTACTTTTCTTCTAACGTATCTTTATGTTTATCTAAATCACAATTAATATAATTATTATTCTTAATTTCATTATAAAATGTATTTAAATGATTATATAATTTGTACATCATTTTTATAATAATTTCATCTGAACCCATATTTATAAATTTATCATCTTGATAAACAAGTCCAGAGTCATTTTCATCATCAAATAGTACATTTTTATTTTTATCATTTTTTAAAATTTCTTCCATTGTATTCGAATATTTATTATCTGATAAAAATAAAAGTAATTTTTTCTGATGATCTATATTAGATAAATCCCATTCTTTATCAAAAGGTATCTTATAAATTTTTGAATTATTATTATTATCTTTATTGTAAACATTAATAGATATATTATTTATTTGTTGATTATTTATTGTATGATTCATATTATTAAATGTAGTATTATTAATATTATAGTTATTATTATCATTTTTGTAAATTGATTTATTTTTTAAAAATGGTATATTTTTATGTTGTTCTATATATTGTTCTTTTTTAGAACAATTATTTTGAATATGACGTATTAGTTCATATTTTCGATAAAATGAACGCTTACAATATAAACATTCGATAATATTATTTTTTTTTATAAATTTAATGTATTGATAATCATTATCAAATAATTGGCAATTATTATCTTCTTTTAATTTATTATTTATTATATTATTATCTTTATATTTAATATCATAATTATTATTATAATTAATATTAGAATTAACATTAGAATTTTCATCTGAATTTTCATCTAATTTTTCATCTGAATTTTCATCTGAATTTTCATCTGAATTTTCATGATTATGAATAAATGATTCTGAAGATAATATATGTTGATTAGATGAAATCGATTCACAATGATTAATTAAATCAGTGAAATTATTTTTTTTACTCATTTCTTCTAATTTATTCTTTAATTGAACATAATTAAGCACTTCATTCTTTTTAAAATTATTATTTTCTAAATTTAAAACATTCAATGATGATTGGTTAACATCATTAAATATTTTTTGTTTATCTTCTACTAAGATTTCATTTTCTAATATTTTTTTTTTTAAAAGTGATGACATATTTTTTTTTTGAATTATTTTATCTTCACTTATATTTTTTAATGACAATTCATCTATAATATTTTCATTAAAATTATAAGAATCAATTATTCGTAAACATTTATTTTTTCTATTTAAATGTTTTTTCATATCTTTTCTATTTTTTGAAACATAAAAACAACGATGGCATTGAAAAACCATTTTTATTTTATTTATATATTATCAATAATATCATATTATTTTTATATGGTTAATTATTTAAATATTTAAATATTTTAACTTTTTTATAACGTTAATTTTATTTTTACCAAGAGAAAATAAAATAAATATTTCATTTTTTGCTTTTTATTGGTCACCATTTTCTGCTAATTTTTGTGTTTGTCCCCAAAAAATTTTTTTAATGTATTTTTTTACATGAAAGATATTTTGTTATTTTATATTTAATAAAATAATAATATACAATATTTTTTTTATCTTATGTATATTTATCTGACAAATTTTTTTTATATTGGTATTTTTTTTTATAATTTTTTTTCATACACAATAAACACCCCTCTAAAAAAAATGAAAAAAATGGAAAATGCTAAATTTTTGGAGAAGGTTTTTAGCAAAGAAAAAACACATTTTATTCTAATACAACAAAAAATCCTTCCTCTATTTTTTTTTGACACGCAAAATTTTTTTTAAAAAAAATTGTCAAAAATTTGTCATGTCCCCAAAATTGGTCCACCCAATTCCTTTTATCATGTATATATAATAATAGTATTTGTGGGTAAAAGTATCAATAAAAATAAAAAATATTACTTTTGACAAAAAAAAAATCTTGCTAACTTTTTGCTAACTTTTAGCAAAAAACCACTACCGTAAGCATACCAATAACATTATTAATAATTAAATAATTATTAATAAATTAATATATAAATTTATTAAAAAAAAAAGTTAAAAAATGTAAAAAAATTAGCAAAATGGGACAAGAAAGCGGACAAGAAAAAAACACTGATTTAAATTTTAAAAAAAAAAAAATTGAAAAACAGAATTTTAAAAATTTTGATTTTTAAAAAAAAAAAATTTTAAAATGTGTTTTTTTTTTATAAAAAATGTCCCACTTTTTTAGCAAAATATATCATTGAAAATTAAAACATTATTTTTTGTTCAAAATATGAAATAAACATTATTTTAACGATATATACAACGGTTGTAAAATTTACATATTTTGCTAATTTTCTTCTAAAAATTAGCAAAATATTTTTAGAAGAAAAAGTTAAATTTTAAATAATGAGTATAAAATATTTGGTTAAAAAATAAAAAATACATTAAAACACTATTTTTTTCCTTCCACGTTAAAGTGGAGAACACCGTTAAGAAATTAGCATTTTTTATAATACCAAAAAATCCTTTTGTATATAAATAAAAATCATAAAAATAACTATTTTATCCCGAAAAATCTTCATTTTTTTTTCAAAAAAATTTTTTGAAAAAACATGAAACATAAAGCTGTTTTTCAGAAAAATGACCATTTCCCGCTACATAAACCGTTTTTACTTTTCAAAAAAAGTGCAAAAAAGTGCAAAAAAACAACTTTCAGACATGCATTTTTTCAAAAAATTTTTTTGCAAAAACATGAAACATAAAGCTGTTTTTCAGAAAAATGACCATTTCCCGCTACATAAACCATTTTAGATTTTCAAAAAAACTGCAGGAAAATGTCAAAAAAAAATTTTCATACATGCATTTTTTCAAAAAAATTTTTTGAAAAAACATGAAACATAAAGCTGTTTTTCAGAAAAATGACCATTTCCCGCTACATAAACCATTTTAGATTTTTAAAAAAACTGCAGGAAAATGTCAAAAAAAAATTTTCATACATGCATTTTTTTAAAAAAATTTTTTGCAAAAACATGAAACATAAAGCTGTTTTTCAGAAAAATGACCATTTCCCGCTACATAAACCATTTTAGATTTTTAAAAAATCTAAAAAAGTTACTCAAAAAAATTTTCATACATGCATTTTTTTCAAAAAATTTTTTTGCAAAAACATGAAACATAAAGCTGTTTTTCAGAAAAATGACCATTTCCCGCTACATAATTCACTTTTGATTTTAAATTTTTTAAAAATTATTATAATTATTTAATTTTATTATTTTATAAAAAATAATAAAATTAAAACTAGTAATGTTTTATAATTTTATTTATAATATCATACGTTGAAATACCATGAAAATATTGAATATTTCTAAATTTATTTAGTTTTATTGGTATTTCAAAAAAAATATCTTTGATTTTCTTCATCTTCTTTATTACTAAATACATGACAAACTAAATCAATTTTATGCTTTTGTATAAATTTTTCATTTATTATTAAAGGAGCATTTTCAATTACTTTATCAATATATTTACAAGATTCAATTAAAGATTTTCTATTTTCTTGATCATAAATTGGTAATTGTTTATAATATTCAGCATCTTTATCGGAAATAATACCAACAATTAAGTAATTATTTTGATTATCAAGTTCTTTTATTTTTTTTAGATGTAATACATGACCTTTATGAAACAAATCAAAAACACCATCTATGTATATTGTTCGACTTATATATTATATATTATATATAATATAAATTATATATATATTAAATTTATTGTTTTATTGTTTTTTTTTATCTAATTCAGCAACTTTATCTTTTACAAATTCATCATAATATTGTTGCCCTATACGCACAGATGCGTTTTCGTTTGTTATTTCTTTATTTTCAATTCTTTCTTTTAATTGGAACATTTCTTCTAAACGATAAATAGGAAATGTTGATGGATTTTCAATTATAGAAAAAAATAATGTAGGATATTTTTGGTGCATAAAACTATATTTATTCATACATATTTGTTTATATTGATCTATATTATTACGACGTATAATTCTATTTTCAGTAAGTAAACAAAAATCTAATAATTCTGATACATTTTTTTTAATTTGTTCAGCTGTTTCAATTTGTTCTATTTGTTCTACATTAACATTTTCAAATTGTTTAAAGTCAAAATCCTTTAAGTCTAACGAAGCCTTATTATTTTCCATTTTTATAATTAAATATTATAAGTAGTATTTTTTTAAATAAAATATATTATATTTTATTAAATGATTAATAAAATAATTAATAAAACTTTAATAATATTATTTATAATTTTAATAATTGTATATAGTATTTATTTATATAAACGAGGTCAATATGAAATATCAGAAACTTTTGAAAATAAAATAGAAAATAATGATGAATATAAAGATATATATGATAAAGAATTTGTAGATTTTTATGAAATAACCTATAGAGATTTTACTGATTTAAATAAAGACTTTGATTTTATTAAAGAAAAAACAATTCCAACAAATGTTCAAAATGATATAAATATATTAATTGCAGGTTGTGGTGTTGGTAAATTAGTATCATTATTTAAGAAAAAATATAAAAATGTTATTGGTGTAGATATTTCTCGTAATATGATTCAAAAAAGTTATGAATTATATCCAAATATTAAATTTATTAATGGAGATTTAGTGAATAATTCTTTATTTAAAGAAGATGAATTTACTCATATAATATTTGATTATAATTGTATAAATTATAATACTCCTAAAAATATGAATATAATATTAAAAAATTGTAATAAATGGTTAAAAACAAATGGATTTTTAGTTGTTCCTATTTTTGATAAACAAAATATGGGTATATCACCTAGATATTATACAACTAATTATGTAGATGACAAAGGTGTATTACATGGATATACATATTTAAATGGATTTGCACATGATGGATATATGATATATGATGATGCTTCAGGTAAAGATAATGTACTTCAATTTGATAAATTTATATTAGAAGATAATAATTATCGCATAAAAAAAACAAATCTTTATATTACGGAAAAAGAAGAAATGTATGACATTGTTTTAAAAAATAATTTTCAATTAGAAACTATAGCTAAAGATTTAAAACGAAAACAAGACTATTATGAACTAGCTATTTTTAAAAAAGGAAAACAAAAAATGAATGTTGATGAAATAGAAAAAAAATTTATGTAAAATTATTTGTCTTTGTTTAATCAAACTTTAAAAATATTTATTATTTTATTTAATTTACATAAAATAATTAATAATCTATATTTACAATAGTAGATTATATAATGAATTATAATATGCATGAAAAAGAAGTAATTAGTGATATTATAGGATTAAATCCAACTGGATTATTATCTTTTGAAGGAACATTTTCACTGAAAGGGGCTAATCAAAATATTACTACATCAACAAATTTATCAAAAGAAAATTTAATTAAAACAAATGATAATGAATATATATGTAATAATAATAATAATAATATAGAACATTTTTATTCATCCCCTTCATATCATACTTTTAAAAATAATAATTATATAATAATTTATAATAAAAATATTTATTACATATATATTTTATTATATATAATTTTATTTATTGTATTTTTATTAATTTGTATACATAAATAATTTTTTATATTTTATCTAAAAAAAATATATAATTATAATATATAAAATGCCACATTATAATCAGAAAAATTTTGAAGAAGATTTACTTAAGTTAGAAAAAATTATAAATAAAAATAATAATAAAAAAAAAAATAATCAAATTGGAGGTGTTGATACAAACGAAAGACATTTTAAAATAGTTGAACTAGATGGTCAAGTTGTCGATTTTGGACGAATAAGTGTTCGTAAAATTACTAAAGGAGGTAATCCTGGTTCAGGACCAATATCTGCAGCTAAAAAAGCTTTACGTTCTATATCAGAACATTTAGGAATGTCTGGAGAAAAAAAATTAAAAATAAATGTTCAATTTATGATTAAAGAAATTACACAAGGTTCAAGTAAAAAAATATATGGCCCTTACAAAGGACATTATCGAAAATATTCTGAACAAGAAAAAAAAGAAAAAAAAGAAAAAACAGGTCGTAATTATGAAATGGAACCAATTGTAAAATTAATAGATTTAAAAAATAAAAAATCTAATAAGAAAAATAAAAATAATTTAAGCGGTGGATGAGGAGGAACTATAAGAATTCCTAATTAAAGAGTTCAATACAATATAATACTTTCATCATTATTTAAATTATTCAATTTATAGGAATGACTATTAATCATAAATATTAAAATTTTAATTACTAATATTTATTATTAATATGATATTATAAATTATGTTTATTATTATTATATGGTTTATAATAATAATTCCAATTCTAGTAATAATTTAAAAACCAAAAATAATAAAAAAGGAATATATAATATTGTTGATTTTCCAAATAAAAATCAACAATTTGGAAATTATGCTGCCCTTTTTCCAAAACAAGCAGCCACTGAAGCATTTAATTTTTTATCAAATATACTTGAAGAAAAAATAAATGAAGAAGGTAAATTTATTGTGTTCACTATACAAAATAAAGATACAAAAAAAGAATATAAATATATTGGAACCCGTATTAAATTAGAAAATCCAGTTGTAAAATATGTAAATGGTAACCAAGTAATATATGAATATAAAAATGTAATTGGTAAATATAATCCAGCTTTAGATAAATTATAAAAAATATAACTATTTTTAATTTGGTAAAATATTTGATCCTCTACTTCTTATTACACCAATTTTATATTGGGGTATATACCAAGTATTATAAATAGATGCTTGTTTATTAGGACCCCATGATTTTAAATATTCTTGATTGGATAAGAATAATGCTCGTTGACATTTACGTTTTATAAGATTTTGTTGTTGTGCATAATATCCAGTAAAATAATTATTTACTATATAATTCCATTCAGCTTTAGAAATATTATTATTCATTTTATATTATAATAATATAATATAAATTTTTTTAATACTATTTTAATAATTTATTATTATTTAATAATTTTATAAATTAAAAAAATATAAAATTATTAAAATAGTATTAAAAAAATTTATTATTAATTAATAATATAATGGTTGAGTCAGAATATGAAATAAAACCAGTCACAAATAATTGCACTAACACGCCAAACGCATCAGTAAAAATAATTAATCATCCTGGAACAAATACACATAAAGTAAATTCGGAGATAGATAATATTAATCATCAATCACTAGAAAATAGTAAATATGATACAATACAAGAACAACCACCTATTGAAGCAATGCATGGAGGTATAAAAATAAATAAAATATCTAATTCATCATTCAAATCTTTTACTATAATTTATAAAAAAAAAAAATATGAATTAAAAGCGAATGATGAAGAACAAGCAATTCAATATTTTTTAAGTAATAAAAATATTAATCAAGATGAATTATTATCAATTTATGAAAAAAAATTAAATAATAAAAATATTAATAATAAAAATAAAAATATTAATAATAAATTATTTTTAATTCGTAATAAAAAAAAAAATATAAATATTATAAAAATATAATTTGACTTAATAATTTGATTCAAGTAAATATTTCTGTGTTTTATTAACATAATGTTTAATTAATATCCAAACATCATTTTTATACCCAATAAAATCATTAATGCGCAAATTAACATTCGAAGAATTTTCCCAAATTATTTTTTTTAATTCATCTTCATCGTATTCAGAAAATTTTTTATGTATAAAACTAATAAAATTTGAATTAGTATGAAAGTCAATTGCACTAAGATCCCAATTTTCTAACTCTAATTGTTTAACGTGAATAGATATAGGGCGTATGTTCATCGAATTTATTTTTTTCTTATTTTTGGTAAAAAACCTTTGATACCACACACATATATTTTTTTGAATAAATGCCATATCATGTTCTTTACCACCATAAGCTATCCGAAAATACAATGCGTAAAATAAACTTTCTTGTGCATTATTTTGTAATAATTCACAAGAATCTTTCAAAACATTAAATTTTGAACTAGAAGAATGTACATAATATAATCCATCATTTAAATCTATATTAATTTTGTCAATATTATCTTTTTTTTTAGTGATGCAACAAATATATAAAAATCCTAATATCCATTCATATATATATTTTTTCATTTTAAATTTATTTGTACTTAAAGCAATCATAAGCCATATTATAGTTGTTATACTTTCATGTAAATACGCATCTTCAAGCAAAATTATTGGAATACGTCGTAATAATGTTTGAATATTTAATTTCATAAGATGACTACCAGATTGTATTGTTAAATGTATATTTTTTTTACGTATTGATTTTTGTAATAAAGAAGATAAATATAATTCATTTTTATACTTGGTTTCTTTTTCAATTGTATATTCATTTTCATAATAATCGTGAAAATAACCACATATATAAAAATAATAGCCACGTTTAATACTTGAGCAATCTATTTTTTGAATAAAATTTATTTTTTCAGGTCTTTCATCAAGCATATATGCATTTTTTTCTGGTTTATGTCCATTATTCCAAAAAATATAAAAATATTTTTTTAAATTAAATGAATTATTAACACCATCATTATTATTATTTTTGATTTTAAAAAAACAATCAATTGTTTTTTGATTTTCCATTTTATAAATTAAATAATTAAAAACTTAAATTGTTAATTATTTATAATCATTTTTTAAAAAAAATATAACTTGTTATTTTATTATTATAAAAATATTTATTTATTCTAAATAATGTTGTCGACAAACCGCAACATATATATCCTTTGAACCAACAAGTGTTTTATCTTTTGATTCAGTAATACGCTTACTAAAACAAGCTTGAGTACCATCTTTACAAATAGTACAAAGAGCACTTATTTTTTTAACAATATTTGCATGTGGAATTAAACGTAAAACATCACCAAAAGGTTTTCGTTCAAAATCACCATCTAATCCAGCAGCAATAACTTTTTTTTTATGAATGTCACACCATTTTGTTATCATTTCAAAAGCATCTTCAAAAAATTGTAGCTCTTCAATAATAATAATTTCAGTTTCATTAAAAATATCTTCTTGTTCAAAATCCTTTAGTTTTTCAAATATAAAACAATTGTCATATACATTATTATTATGAGTAGTTATACCTTCACTACCATAACGATTATTAATTTTATGATTAATAGCAACCATTTTTTTTTCTAAAAATTTATATACATTAATTTTCTTTATAAGTTCAGTACTTTTTCCGGCGTACATAGGACCGATAATTAATTCTAAATAACCTTGATTCATCATTTTACTATTATTTTTATATCTTTAAGTAAACTAATTTTAAGAAATTTTAAATAATAAATTTAAATAATTAAGTAATAAAAAGTATAAATATAAAACATCAGTATAAGGATAAATATAAATCAAATTTTTAGTATTTGTTAAATTTTTTTTGTGTTCTTTTTCTCCTTCAATTTTCTTTTTTAAATCAAATAATGTAGTCTTTATATTATTTAATTTATCTTTAGCACTTATATCATATTTAATATTTTTTTTCTTTAATACTTGATTAATATCTTTCAGTAAATCTTTATTTTTTTGAAATACTTCATCAAAAAAACTTCGTATATTAAGATCATTAATATTATTATTTTCTTTTTCAATTTGTATCATAAATTGATCCTTATTTTTAGTACTATCTTTTTGTATTTTAATATAATCACTAAGTTTTTTTTGAATATCTTTTAAAAAAGTATTCATTTTATTATCACTTGTTAAATTAAATGTTATATTATCTTTTATTATATCATCTATTATATTAAATAAAATACTATCATTTTTCAAAAAAAACATTAATTTATTATCTTGTTGTTTAAAATTTATTTTATTTAAAAAATCTTGGTATAATTTATCACATGATACAAAACTATTAGATAAATCTTCCACAATTTTAGATATATTAGTGTTTGTTAAATTATTTTTGGATGGATTTAAAAAAGATAAATTATTTTTAAAATTATTAGAAATAGCACTATCTTTCCCTAAATCTTTACTCATTTGGTCATAAAATGTATAGACTAAATAATTAATATATTTTTCTTTTTTTTCTGTAATTGGATTTTTATCTAAATATGTAGTAACATCTTTTAGTTTGTCATCATATGCTTTAATAAAAGCATCTAATTTATTTATATCTAGACCTTTACCTAATAAAATTTTTAAATTTGCTTCATTATTTAATTTTTTTAATGTATCATTAATTAAAGTAATTACATCATTTTTTGTAGATGTATCTTTAATATTATTATCGAGATTTTTTATAAATTGCTTATCATTAGTTAGACTATTAATAGTATCATCATCAGCTCTTAATTTTTTTATTATGATATAAGCTTTTGGGTAATCTCTAATATTATCAATATTATTTTTATTATCATCAATAATTTTTTTTTCAATTTCATACTTCTGTCTTGTTTCTAAATCTTTAAAATAGTCAGATTGTGCACTGGATATTGGTGCACTATTTCCCTTCGAAATATCATATATTTGTTTTTGTTTTTTAATAAAATCTTCTAATGACCATTTTTTATTATTTTTTTTCTTAATAATATCTAATTGACTTTCAATATCAATTTTTGTTTTTACAATAACTTGTAATATTTTTTTAGAATCAAAATTATTTGAACTATTTGATTGTTTTTTAAATTTAAATTTTATGTATTTACTGTTTAGAATTGTATCATAAATTAATAATTCAGTCATATATCCTGCAATATTGTATAATGGACTATTTTTAGGAATTTCATTTATAGGTGTATTAGCATTTTCATTAAATTCAATTTTTGCAGATTTATTTAATTTTACTTCAATAGATGATGATGAACTATTATTAAAAAATTCTTTAAAACTGTCAGACATATTTTCTACTTTTAAATTTTTTAATAATACATTTATAGATTGATTATTATTATTAGTAAGTTCAATTATTTTTTCTTCATATAGTTTTTTAATATTTTTATTATTTGAAGAATTATTTAATTTACTATAAGAACTAATTTGACTATTAAATATATCAATTATTTTTTGAAATATATCAATAAAAATAGCATAATTTTCAGGTGTTCCAATGTTTTTTAATATTTTACAGTAAATTAATAATTGATTAGATTTTTTCAGATAAGATTTTATATTTTGAATTAGAATTGTTTTTTTATTAGATTTATCAATTATATCAATCGCATTATCAATAAGTATTTTAATATTATTTTTTAAAATAGTTATATTATTATTTATATTACCAGTATTTGTTGGTAATTTATTATTTATATTTGTTAGTGTTGGTCCTTTAAATTCAGTATTCATAGTATTTAGTTCTTCAACCAATTTAGTTATTTTCTTTGTTAGTTTATCAAAATAGTTAGATTTCTTATTTTCTACATTTAATAAATTAACATAAGATTCCAAGTATTTTTTTATGTCTTCTTTTTGTTTAATAATTCCGGACAAACTATCATCTATTTCATTAGAACTATTATTATTTTTTTTAACATTAAAATATTTCTTATAAAAATACACATTTACTTGATAAATAATCGGATTATTATAAGAATACATATATTGTAAATTTTCTATTTTATTTAAACAATTACTATTAGATATAATTTTTTCACACTGAATATTATATTTAGTGTAATAATTTGAATAAATTATATATAATAATGGTAATACATAGGTATTAATATATATTTTTTTTTGTTTGATATTATTTCCATATTTTTTATTAAAATTATTTTCAATAAAATGTAAATTACTAGAAATATTACTTTCTGTAATAGAATTAATTAAATTATTGATTAAATCTTTATATTTTTTATCGGAAACATTTTTATTAAAAAAAAAACTAACATCTTTAATAGGTAACTTTGATAAGCTCATATCTAAATATACTATAGATTTTTATTTAGTTTATTATAATCTTCTAATAAATTTTTAATTGAATGAATGTCTAAATTATAGTCAATCTTCGATAATTTATTTTTAAAATTTTCTATATTTTTAAGTTGATTATCATTTTTAATTATTTTTTTTTGATAAAAAAAAATTTGAAAAAATAAAAATAAAAATAATAAAATAAGTATATAAAAATATAAGTTATAGTGCATAGTATAATAATTATAAATTATATAAAAAATATATTTTTATATTTTCATAAATATATTTTTATTTGAATACCGTTATCTACCAATAAATATTTTTTTTTAAAAAAATATTGCAAAAATATCAAAAAAAAAATAAAAATTGATATTATTTTTTATTAAGTATTTTAGAATTTAAAAAAATATATCTAATAAGCATATATTATGACTTCTATTATAAAAGAAACAAATTATGATATATTTAATTTTCTTCAAGAAACCACCGTTGAGAAAGGTAAAGTATATACCCATACATCCATGGGAAAACCATTAGGAAGTTATTATATCGAAAATGAAAAATTATCAACATTTTATGAATTATATGAACAAGCAATTATGAACAAACAAGCAATACATATTACTGAAAAACATGATGAATTAGGACCTATAATAATTGATTTAGATTTTAAATATGAAATAGAAATTACAGAACGACAGCATACACTAGAACATATTCAAAGAATAGTTAGTTTATATAATGAAGTTATTATTGATTTATTACAAATAAGTCCTACTGATAAACGCCTAGAGAGTTTTGTATTTGAACGAAATAATGTATATCAAACAAAAGGAATTACTAAAGATGGAATACATATTTTATATCCTAAGATTGTTACAATTCCAGAAGTTCAATATTCTATTAGAGAAATTATACTTAAGAAAATTAGTCCTATTTTAGAACAATTACCACTTACTAATAAACCACATGATGTTGTAGATAAATCTATTATATCAACGACTAATTGGTTATTATATGGAAGTTCTAAACCAAATTTAGAACCATATATTTTAAAATATATTTACAATCATTCAACACAAATAATTGATTTAGAATCTTATTCGTTTGATAATATGAATATTGCTCAATTTTTTTCAATACGAAATAAAAAACAAAATGAATTAATATCAGTAAAAGAAGATAAAATTCATTTGATTGAACATGTTCAAGTAAAGAATAAAGTACTTATGCAAAAAAAGAAAATAAAAGCATTAGGTGATGATTTCGAATTATTAAAATCATTTATTGAAATATTAAGTGATGAACGTGCTGAAAGTTATTCTGAATGGGTAGGAGTAGGATGGGCATTGCATAATATTGACCCTAACTCACAAGAGCTATTAGATTTATGGATTGAATTTAGTAAACGTTCCAAAAAATTTCAAGAAGGTTCATGTGAAAAAGAATGGACTAAAAGTCGCGATGATGGTTATGGAATAGCAACAATATATTATTGGGCAAGAATAGATAATCCAGAAAAATACAAAAAATTAATGGAAGAAAATTTAAATAAATATATTGAAAAAAGTATTAAAACACCAACACATTGTGATATTGCGAATGTTTTATATAAAATGTTTAAATATGAATATAAATATAGTGGTCAGGAATGGTATAAATTTGAAACACCTATATGGATTCGTGAATTAGATGGATTTTGTTTAAGATCAAAAATATCAACTGATTTATGTGAAATATACATTAAAATTATAACTAAATATAATCAGATACAAACTTCGAATAATATTAATATAACTGAAGAAGAAAAAGAAGAATGTAAAAATAAGGGAAAAGAAATATTAGAAATAGTTAAAAAATTAAAAACAACTAATTTTAAAGATAATATATTAAAAGAATGCAAAGAATTATTTTATGATAAAGATTTTATTAATAAGTTAGATAATAACCCTTATTTAATCGGTTTTAAGAATGGTGTATATGATTTAAAAATGGGAATCCTACGAGTAGGATTTCCAGATGATTATATACAAATGACTACCGGAATTGATAAAATTGATTTTGATGAAAATAATGAACATTGGGGTGATTTAAAAAATTTCATTAATACTGTATTCTTTGATGAAGAAACTAGACATTATTTCTTAACCTATTTTTCATCATGTTTACAGGGACATAATGCAGAAGAAAAATTTCGTATTTGGACAGGTGTTGGTTCTAATGGTAAGTCCAAAATCTTAGAACTATTTGTCAATTCTATTGGTGAATATTCCATTAAATTTCCAATTACTATGTTAACCGGAAAACGAGCTGCATCTAATGCAGCTACACCTGAAATAGTACAATCCAAGGGAAAACGCTTTGGTTATTTTGAAGAACCAAGTGAAAATGAAAAAATAAATGCAGGTCTTTTAAAGGAATTTACAGGTGGTGATAAAATTAAGGCTAGAGGACTTCATAAAGAACCTATTGAATTTAAACCACAATTTAAACTTGCACTTTTATGTAATGAAATGCCCGAAGTACCACCTTATGACAGCGGTACATGGAGAAGAATGGAGGTTATTGAGTTTAAATCACGTTTTTGTGAAAATCCACGTGAACCAAATGAATTTCCAATTGATAAGTATTTATCTGAAAAATTAAAAAATTGGAAAGAATTATTTATTGCATTACTTCTTGATAAATATTACAAAGAATATAAAGAAAATGGTATTAAAGTTCCATTAGAAGTTATAAAATTTACATTAGAATATCAAAAACAATGTGATTTATATACAGATTTTATTACAGAGAACTTAGAAGATACAAAAGAAGAAAAAGATATGATAGAATTAAATGAATTATATGATGAATTTAAAACATGGTATGAAGAAACTTTTTCAAATACAAAATATCCGTCAAAAGTAGAATTTAAAAAATATTTGAAAAAGAAATATTTGAAAAAAGTTACACCAAAAGAATTAAAAGGATTTATATTTAAATCAAAAACCGTTAAATTAAGTAAGGTAACATCTTTTGATCATAACGCAACTGGATATTAAAAATTTATATTAATTTTATTTATCTTAAATTTTAATTATTTATCTTTAAAATCTAATTATTTATACTTTGAATTTATTTAATTATACATAGAATTTAAATATATTTAGAATCAAAATATATTTAAAATATAAATATATATTATATTATATTAATAATGATATTTCTATTTATATTTGAGTTATTACATGCAACATTATTTTCTAGTTTTGTTTTAATTGGCTTTGGATGTTTTATAAATAAATTAGGTGATTTTTTAAAAATATTAGAAGAAGAAGAAAAAGATAATTTTTCAAAAGCATTTGATAAATTAACTAATGAATCTGTAAGCGAATTTAATAAAATTTTTTCTTCATCACATATAATTATTTTAAAAAGTTTGAAAATGATTAATATATCTTATGAATTATTTATAGGAGAAAAAGTAATAAAAAAAACAAAAGACGGTAACATAGTTATTAGTGATAAAAGTGCTTTAATGGAAAAATATGAATCTAAAATTGAATCTTTGGAAAAAAAAATAGCTCAGTATAAAGAATTTAAAAAAGATGAAATATCATCAAGTGAAGATGAAGAGGAAGAAGTTATTGAAGAAGAAGATGATTAATAATTTTTTATAAAATAATTAAATCTAAATAATAAAAATATTTTTATTATTTAAAGTAAATATACAATATATATATAATGAGTTTAGAAAATTGTTCTAACGAGCATACAATTGATTTTATTGCAAAATCATTTTTTGTATTTATGATTTCATTATCATTAATAAATGATGCTTTTTCATTAAAAAATACAATTATTGAAAATAATTTTGTAAAAACAAATATAAAAAAAATAAATGAAATGAGTGATATATTTAAGTTTTTCTTATTTAATAAAGAAAAAAAAACAAAAAGTGGATATATTTTAAAAAGTAATATTTCAAATAACAATCAAAATAATAATTTAAAAGAAAAAGATATAAAAGATAATTTAAATAATCAAACACAATGTGAAGAAAATATACCAAAACTCGTTTCATCAAATATTAAATTAAAAAAAGATATAGTATATCAAAATGATTTAATGGAAGAAATTATTGATGAAAATAAAAATAATATTGAATTATTAAACAATAAAAATGAATCTAAAGATAATAATATTAAATCTACTAATTCTTCGTCAGTTAAATTATCTAAAATAAAGAATAAAGCATCTAAAAAAGAAAATAAATAATAAAATAAATATATAGTAATATACAAATATACTAAAATATGTTTATTTAACATAAATTATATTATTTATGTTAAATAACAACAATATTAAAATGTATTATAAATATATAAAATGAAAATATCATTTATTGATTATTTCAAACAAAAATATGATATACCATATTTAGAAGAAATTATTTCATTATTATATATTAGTTTATTAGTATCTATTATCATATATTTATCAAGTAAATTTGAAATTATTCAAATGGCAATTATTATATTTTTAGTTTTATTATTTTTAACGTATATAATTAATAAAAATTATCAAAAAAAATATGATGAGCAATTGGCTTTCATTAAATTTAAATTTAAAGATATAAATATTTTATTAGAAAAAATAATAAATAAAAATAATAAATAAAAATTATAAATAAAAATTATAAATTCTTATTATTATTATTGAAATAAACAATACAAAAAATTAATATTGAAAAAGCTACTAATGATATAATACCTAATAAATTTATCATATCATTATTTACAGTTTCTTCATTTTGATTCATTCTAATTAATTGCATTTTAGTAGTATTTTTTTTATCTAAATTAGAAACCATATTATTAATAATAGGAGCTTCAATATCATTTAATTCATTTAATTTATCACCAGTTAAATTAATAAATTCATTACTTAATACATTACGATATTCTAGTTCTTTTTTTATAAATTTATCAATTTCAGCAGCTTTTTTTTCTGCATCTGATTGTGTATTAGGTTCTTCGTAAAAATTTTCAAAATTTAAAATAGCTGTTGTTACATTTTCAGATTTACTCCAATTAGTTTTATCAAATACATCATTACTTACACTAAATATATCTATAAAATATAAATTACTTGAAAAATTATTTAATTCATAAGAATTAGAATAATATATAAAAAAACTTTCATTCATTTTAGATGCTATATTCATCGCTTCATCAATTGTATAAACTTTTCCATATAATTTTACTGAATTTCGTGTAGTTGGGTCATCCATTAAATATTGAGCAGCATCAAAACCTTTAAATAATTGCCATTTTTTATTTGTATTTGATAAATTACTAAAGTTAATTTTGTTTATATTTTCTAATGCTACATTTAAAGGTATATCTTCATTATTATTAATTTTTTTAATTCTCATAAATTTTTTAGCTTGTAATTCATTTAATTCTTTAAGCTTGTCATTAATATTTACATCATATTGATTAATTTCATTATTGTTATTTTTAAAGTTTATTTTTTTATAATTAATATTATCTTTAATTATTATTGGTACATTATATATAGGTTTAGGACATTTATATAATAATTTCTTCTTATTAATATGGCTTATTTTTTCTAAATCATTTTTATTAATATATAGAGAAATACATTTAGATTGATATTCTTCTTTATTTTTTTGTATAGGACATTTTAGTTCTAATACTATTTCATTATCTAAATTATTAATATCAATTGGAATAATTTCTTTATTTTTAATATTTTCATTATAACATTCATGTAGTATTTCTAAAAATAATTGTTTGGAACAAATTTCTTGATTTTGTAGTACAAAATTTTTAAATAATTTATTTGTTTTTATTTTACAGTTTTGATTATTTATATCACAATCTATTGTAAAATAATCATTTAATGGTAATGCAGAAATAATTTTACTACCACATTTCAAATAAATTTGTATAGATGTAATATCCACATAAGATATTTTTTTTTGTTTAAAAATCATATAATTATGTTGTAATCCATCTTTATTAACTTGTCTTCTTGCAAAATTTATACATTTGTTATAATTATTTTTATCCTCTTCTGAATTAGATATAATGTTTTCAAATTGATTATAATCACTACCATCTAAGCATCCTTCATATAGTTTATTTTGAGTACCATCTACGCAATAATGTTTCATATCAGAGTTATTAAAAGAACAAAACTGATTATTTTTACATTGATTATCATCATTACAAATTTTATTCATATTATTTAATATCTAATATTAAATAATATATAAATTTATATATAAAATAAAATTTTAATATATAAATAAAAATTTATATATTAAAATTTTATTTTTATTTTTAACATAAAACTATTATAAATTAGATGTATAAGTACTATTTCCAACTAATGAACTTGGTATATTGTTCTTTATATTTAATTCATAAACACCTTCTTCATCACTACTTCTAAAATCATGATCTACCCAATTTATTTTATCGTATATAGGTTTTCCTGCTGTTCCTACATTAACAGGTTCACCTCCAATAATCATTTCATTATTATTATTTCCTACTATTAATTGCTTAGGAGCATTACCGTCATAGTAAAAATATCCTGGAGTATTATTTACACTTACATTTTCTTCACTTGAATAAATTCCTTCACTATCTTCTGTACAATTACAATTAGCATCATCCCATTCACTTTTACTACCATATAATTTTAATTGTAAATCAGTTTTAGCAAAATTGGACCAATTTTTAACAGCATTTTCAACTTTTTGTGCTTTGTTTATTTTAAAATAATTAACTATATTTTGAAAGTATAATATATTATATCCATACATTAATAAAATAACATAACAAATAATAATAAATATAAGTAACATATTAAAAATATTAGCATTTAATTTATTATATACATATAATGAAATAATTAATAATAATATTATTGCTAAAATAATACTTACATATAATATTATAATATTTGTATTGTTTTTTTCAATAAAAGAATTTGTTTCATCTATTAATCTATTTTTATTAATAATACTTGATTCATAATCTTGTAGGTTTTTTATTTGATTATTTAATTTTTCATTTTTCATTTTAATTAATTGGTCTTTTTTTAATAAAATTTGAGAATTAATATTATTTATTTCATCTTCTGTATTTATGTTTAAAGTATTAGTCTTAGTAGAGATATTTAATGAGTTAATTGATGATTGATATGTTTGAGAAGTTGCAATAGGATTTGGGTCTGCCATTATCTTATATTTAGATTTTATATAATTATTTTAATTAAAAATAATTAAAATAATTAAAAATAATTTATAAATAAATTATTTATTTATAATTTAATTTTTACAGCGGGGACTATTTTAAATGACACAATTTAAAAATAATCTTAACAACCCAACTATAAAAATTTGGTTATATCGGCCATTATTAATTTAGCCTTTAAGGATAAATCCTTAAACTGTCGTGAAACAGGAATGAATTTTAAGGGACTGTTATAATAATGTTAATGAATTAATTCGCACTGTGGCTTAACCTACTTTAAGTAGTATTAATTCAACCCTGAACAAATCTTGATAGATTTCAAACTATTCATTGTTATTATAACTTAATAACATTTCTTTATATTATTTTAATTAAATTGTGTCATTTAAAATAGTCCCCGCTGTAAAATATTATTGATCTTGATAATTTCTATAATAAATTATTATAATTTTTATATTAAATAAAAATAATTGTATAATTAATTAATTTCTGTACAATTAGCAGAAGCAGTATTACTTTGATTTGGATCTGTTTCACATATATATTTTTTTTTTAACATCATATTTGGTTTATATGAGCATGGAATAGTAGAATATCTATTACTCAAAGTGGGTCCTCCTAGTGGTAATCCAAATTTTCCACGTTTTCCTCCTCCTAACCATTCACATTCATAGTAAGTTGATTTTGGATAAGTTGTTCCAAAGAAAGGTTTTGGTTCATCACCTAATTCATATAATTCATTATCAATATCTTCTTCTCCTTCTTGTTTAATACCATATTTATTATAAGGTAAACCACCTTTTTCCCATACATTTAATTGTGGATTAATATTTAATGTATCTCCAGGAGTTCTTATTATTTGATTAATATTTACTGTTTCTTCTGTTTCTTCAGAATTATTATTTTTATTAGAACAAGTTGATGGACATGTATAAGGTGGCACAACATCTTCTAATAATTTCTTTGTATAATCTTGCATAGCTACTTTAAGTCCAGCAATTCGCTTATTAATAGTGAACCAACTATAATGTGTTATTACACTATAATATATTAAAATATTAAATATAATAATCATAAGTATAGATAATCCAATAAAAGCATTAAAATTAATTATTTTAAAAGAATATAATAAAACTAAGATTGCAATTATAATAAATAAAAATATATAATATTTTGCTATAATAATATTTCTTTCTTGTTTTAAAATATATTCATTATATTTTATTATTAATTGATCTTTATCTTGTATATTTCCATCAATTTTTACAATTTTATCATAATTTTGATTAAATCTTTCGTCATAGTTTAAAATAAGTTGGTCTGTAGTATTTATTAAATTTGTAGTATCACCCATTATCTATATTTTAAATCATAGATTTTAATTCAATGTTTTTTATTCATAATTTAGAATAAAATAATTTATTAAAAATAAAAATAATCCATTTATAATTATTATATTGAAATAATATAATAAAAATTAAAATAATTCATTAAAAATAATTTATTAATAATTAAAATAATACATTAATATAATTAATATAATTAATATAATTGTAAAAATAATCCATTTATAATTATTATATTGAATATTTTTAAAATAATTATCAACATTAATTTTATTATTTTGTGTATTTGTTTCTTCTGAATAGACATTAAATTTTTCTATATTTTGTTCAGAATTATTAACTAATTCAGTTATATCTTCATCTAAACTTACAGCATTTTTTAAATAATCTAAACTACCAGATTCATATACTGATCTAGCGAATTCTGTATTTTCTCTATTGTTATCTGAATTTTTAATAATTTCTTTATTATTATAATTCGAAAATTCAGAATTTTTATCAACATATTTATAAAAATCATCAATTTCTGAATCAATATTTTTATTTTTTCCAGATCTAATAATACTCATATTATTTAATCCTGTAATTGTTTCTTTTGTACTAGTTTTAGGATTATTTTTTAAATCATCATATAAACATTCTGCATTTACATTATAACCAGTTGTTTTGTTGTTATAATTATTTGTTTCAATACATTTATTAATTACATTTTCATCAATATTATATTTTTTAGATAAATAACCTGCACCACATTTTTTCTTAATATCATTTTGTTTTTCTTTACTTAAACTAGAAAAATTACTTATATTACCAGGTCTAAATCCAATTTTTTTATTATTATTTGCATAATAATATTCAGGTAATTTTTTAAATTTAGTACAATTATCTGTAGATTTATTTTTATCAAATGAATAACCGACGCAACCTTTAGTTTTATTACATGAAATAGCACAACCTCTTTCATTAGTTAGTCTAGAACTTTTTTTATTTATTTTTGTATCATATATTGAATTAATCCATGAACCTCCATAACCTCCTTGAAATTTACGCCTACCATACTTTTTCGCATGATTTAAGTTATTTCCAGCAAAACATTGAACACCACAACCAGGACATTGTAAACCAATATATCGTAATCCATTAGAATTAGCACGTTCTGCACAAGCTTTTATATTTTTTCCAACATTACCTAAGTAATAAGGTAAAGCACGATTTGGTCCATCACCCCAAACACCTAATGGTCTTATTTCTTTATTACTTGAAATAATAGTATCTTTTAATGCTCCAGATGTTGGTTTTTTATTATAAGCAATTGCATACGGATAATTAAATTTACGTTCAGAATTATTAAAAAAATTACACCCTTTATCATTATTCAACCATTTTATCTTGGTAAATCCAGTACATTTTGACATACTATCACATTTATTAGCACAATGTTCATGTGGTATATTACTATCCCAACTAATTGAAGATGGAATCCAATTATAACCTAAACTTGTATAATTACCAATATCTCCTTTTAATACATATAGTTCTACTTTTTGAACAGCACTATATGGACCAGGAATACCTGAAGACCATTGTTGAAAAGAACATACAGCATAATACCAGTTTTCATTTGTAGAACCACTCAATACACATTGTTTACCATTTTTTCTTAATCCTCCCCAATGATTTTGACGATATGGTATATAAATATCTTTATATCCAACTACTGGTGATTCAGTAAAAGGATTTGATTGTTGACTCCATATTTGATTTTGTAATCCTGAACTTGGCCAAACTAATTTAAATGTATAGCTTCCATTTATTTTAAATGAATCATTTAATAGTTTTCCATTCATGTAATTATTATTATTCGGTTCATGTTCATTATACTGTAAAGTATTAATAATATCTTTGGTAAAATAAAAAGGTACTGTTTGACGTGCTAATAATAGAAAACTTCCCTTTTTAAATTCTTCATTATCATTCTTCAAATCAAAACCAACATTATCATGTGTTAAAAATCCACTATTTAATTTTTGACCTCCACAATAATTTACATTTAAAATATTTTTAGTAAAATTTGTTTCATAAACCCATTCTCCATTTGTTGAAAATAATAATTTATTATTATTACTACTACGCACATCTGCTATAAAACCTGCTGAATTTGGCCTATTACCAAGATTTGTACATTGTACTTCTATAGTATTATTACCTTTTAATAATTCAATCGGAATTATTTGACTATTACCCCAGTAATCTGCAGTAACCTTCTTTCTATTAATAAATATATTAGCAATATTATCAACAATAAAATAAAAATTTGCTGATATATTATTTCCACTAGTATTATTATAATTATATTTAAAATGAATTTCTTCATTTGTAGGAGCACGTTCATTAGCATTTGGAGTAGACCATATCCAATCTGCAGATTTTGAAAATGAATAATTTGGAACTTTATTCCAACTTTTACCCCATGGCGACATTCCATATTTTCCTAATACATTTACAGGGTTAGTCATATTAATATATATATATATATATAAATTACATAAAATAATTATAAAAAATAAATATTTAGAAAATTAGAAAATTAGAAAATTAGAAAATTATTTTTTACTGTAATTTTCTTTTATAATAAATATATGTTACAATAATTAATAATAATAATAAAAAGATAAAACTTATTAAAGATGAAATTATTTTTTTTTTAAAAGAGTTTTTATTTTGATAATTTTTTAATATATTAGAATTTTGGTTATATAGTTTTTCTTTTTCTGCAATTTCTTTTAATTGATTTACTTGAAGATCATATTTTTGAATTAATGATTTATTCTTTTCTTCAATTTCTTCGGTTGTTAAATTGTTTATATCTAATGTATAATTATTAAAATTTTCAAAAAAATCAGTTATATTTGATAAATTTTTATTAGTATCACCCAAACTACTTTTTGATACATTAAGAATATTTCCTATATTTTTTATGGTTAAATATTTGTTGTAAGGTATTTTTAAATTATTAACAATTGTTTCATAATAACTCATTTTTCTATTTATAGAGTCGATTTTTTTTTTATTTTCAATATCTTTTAATTCATTATTATTATTTATTTCTTTTTCTTCTATACATTTTCCATATTGAATACCATTTTTATAATCTACACATTTTGGTATATTTTTAGGACAAATATATTTTTTACTTATATCATCACCAATCTGATTACAACATGGATAATTAGAATTAAAATTGGATTTACATAATATATCATTTTTACCATGAGGATTTTTTAGTTGATATTGAGTTTTTTTAACATATAGTTCTACACTTGATACTGGACTTGATGGACCTGGTATACCACCATTCCACATTTGAAATGTTCCAACAGCATAATACCAATTATTATTAGTAGAACCAGATAATATTGCTTTTTTTCCATTAAATCTTAATCCACCCCATTTATGTTGAGTATAATTAACTTGAATTGGTTCATAACCATGAACTTTATCAGTTAAAAATGGATTGGATGATTGTTTCCATATTTGTTCTTTTAAGTTATTATGTTGCCATACTAATTTAAATGTATATTTATCATCAAATTTATATTTATTAGTTAGTAGTTTACCATTCATATAATTAAAATCACTTATTTCATTTTCATTATACTGTAAAGTATTAATTACAGATTTAGGAAAAAAAATACCTGATATTGTTTGTCTAGCTAATAATAAATAATCTTCATCACTTGCACCACTTATATTTTTTTCATATAATTTTCTTTCTTTTACTAATTCTGTATGTTGTTGTAATAAACTATTTAAATTAGAAAATTGTTTATTATTATTAATTATATTATTAATATTTTTATCATTACTTTTATTACCAATACTATTTTCACTATCTATATTACCAATACTTTTATTATTATTTTTAATTTTCATTTTATTATAACTAGCACTAACTTGTTTTAAATTTCCATCTATTAATTCCCATTGTCCATCTTCACATGGTTGTTTACATCTATATATTTGATCAGTATTATTTACACCCCATATATATTCATTATTATTAGTTGATATCCATTTTAAAGAACCAGAAATCTTTTCCCAATTTAAATTTTTATCTCCACTAATAGGTCTTTTTGAAGGAATACTATCATCTAAACCCCAAACTTCATTAGAACCTGCACTAATCATATCTAAATTACCAGGTATATATTCCCAATTTCCAATACATTTATCTTTACATCTATAAATTCTTGGTATATATTTAGATATATCAACTGTATCAAAATAATATTCTTTTTTTTTATTTGAAATAAGTTTTTTATTAATTGTTTTAAATATATTATGATAATTATCAAAAGAATCTTTAATATCAATTTTCATTTCAACAATAATAATTGGGTTATCAACTAATTCAATTTGTAATGTATTAATATTTGTTACATCTTTTGGTAAATTAAATTCAAAAAAAATCATTGTATCATTAATTGGTACTACATTTGATACATCATATGGTCCTATTATTTTACCCGTATTATACAATAAACTAATTTCTTTAATTTTATTAAGTATTGTAACTTTTAATTCACTACTTGAACCGATTGTTATTTGTAAACGAATTTTAATTGGCGAAATATTATTATTTACACCCCATATATATCCATCTCCTGATGCACTAATATTAGTAAGAGAACCTTTCATACTTGACCATTCTCCACTTCCATCAATATTTCTTTTATATATATTATTCGATTCATTTATACCCCATACTTCATCTTTACCTCCACTTACTTGTTTTAGATTACCATCGATTAATTTCCAATCACCATTACATGGATTTTTACACACATAAATTTGATTATTTTTATTAACCCCCCATATATATCCTTTACCAGAAGCACTAATATTTTTTAATTGTCCATTTACTTTTGTCCATGATGAATCATTATATTTTTTTTTAAATATTTCATCTTTCTCATTTACACCCCAAATATAATCATCATTTTCTGTACTAAAATTTTCTATATAATTTTTATTTTCTTTATTATCTTTATTATAAATAGTGTTTGTTTTAGGATAATATGCAGAAATATTTTTTTCATTCTTTAATGGAATTTTTTGTTCATTTAATATACAATAAGAACTTTTAAAATTATTTTCTAAATGGTTTATATTATTAGAAAAATATGGAACATTTACATCCATTTATATATAATAAATATATAAATTATTAAAATAAATCATTAAAAGAATATTTTCATTAGTATTTTATAAATCATTAATTAATAATAATTTATTTATAAATTTTATTTTGAACTATTACTTTTTTTACTCTTCATTGCCCAAAATATTAAACAAATAATAAAAATTGTTATTAATATTGCAATTAATGTATATAAAACTTTAGTTTTATAAGAATTACGATCTTGTGCTATTTGAAGCATGCGGGCACGTGTTAATAATAATTTTTCTTTACTTTCAATTTCTTTTAATTGATTATGATAAATACCATCTTTTTTCATTAATAATTCATTTTTATTTTGAATTAATGTTGTAGCAGTAGTATTATTAGAAGCTATTCCAGCAGTGACAGCATTAGCATAAGCAGCATCAGAATTAGATAATGAAGTTACAGTAGGCATTATAATAATGTATATATATATATAAAAATATAAAAAAAATAAATTAAAATAGAATTAAAAAATGATTTAATTTTATTAATTTAAAGATTTTATTAGAATTAATATTATTCTTAATAAATTAAATAATAAAAACAAAATTTCGATTATGGAATATACAAAGAAAGAAATTATTCTATGTGAATTAGAAAGACTTCAAATTTCTTATTTAGAAGATTCTTCTAAAAAATGGCAATTAAATGCCTTAAAGAAAGCAATTTCTAATATTAAAGAATACAATAAAGAAATTAAAAACGGATCTCAATTAAAAAATGATATTAAAGGTATTGGTGATAAAATTGCGCAACGTATTGATGAAATTTTAGAAACTGGTACATTAAAAGAATTGGAAAATCATGAATCAAAAGAAAAAGTGTATCATGAATTGATGTCCATTATTGGTGTGGGTCAATCCCGTGCGAAAGATTGGATTCAAAATCATGGTATTCTTACTATTGAACAATTAAATGAACAGATCAACTCCGAAAATATAAAGGTGACAAATCAAATTTCCTTAGGATTAAAGCACTATGAAGATATGAAACATCGTATTCCCCGGGATGAAATCGATATTATTCAAGAAATATTATCAAACATAATTCCTAAGGTAAATATTAATTTACTTTTTGAAATTTGTGGTAGTTATCGTAGAAATCATACTACATCTGGTGATATTGATGTGTTAATTACGCATCCTAATTACGATGAAGAAGATGCTGAAAAAAAGAAGCATAATTATTTGACAAAAATTATCAAAGAATTGAAGACACAAGGACTTATTATTGATGAACTTACAAAAAATGGAAATAAAAAATTCCTTGGATTTTGTAAAACTTCTAAATATAATTTAGCACGGCGTATAGATCTACTTTTTGTTGAACATAAGTCGTATTATTCATCCATTTTGTATTTTACGGGAAGCAAGCATTTTAATGTGTATTTGCGACAAAAATTACTACAAAAGTCAATGAGTTTAAATGAATATTGTTTAAAAGATTTAGAAAATAATAAGGTAATTTATTTGAAATCAGAAGAAGAAATTTTTGAAATTGCAAATATTCCTTATTATACTCCAGAACAGCGTAATTCTGAAACTTATGAATAATTTTTACACCTTTGCACATTTAAAACGCCGACTTAAATGTGCAAAGGTGTAATACATCAATAAACTTAATATATTATAATCTATTTAATTGTAATTTCAATATGATTAATTAATTATTTCTGTTTTTTCATTAACATTATCAATAATATTATCATTATTATCATTAATATTATCATTAACATTATCATTAATATTATCAATAATATTATCATTAACATTATCATTAATATTATCATTAACATTATCAATAATATTATCATTATTATCATTAACATTAAAATTATCATTAAAATTATCATTAATATTATCATTAACATTAACATTAATATTAATATTATCATTAACATTAATATTAACATTAACATTATCATTAACATTAACATTATCATTAACATTATCATTAATATTATCATTAACATTATCTATAATATATTTTTGTATATTATCATTAACATTATCTATAATATATTCTTGTATATTATCATTAAACATTACTTTTGATGTTTGTTTTTCTAAATTATCAAGTATATCTATAAACTCACCACGTTTTTTATTTTCTAAAATTTTTAACTTATCTGGGTCGACATCATTAAATTGTGTTCTAGTTTTAATATATGCACTATAAAAAACATTTATAGGAGTATTTACAATATCCATAATATCACTTATTTTACCGCTCATAAACAATATATTTGTTATAAGTGCTATTAGTGTACTATTATTTAAATATTGTGTATAAATTCCAAAGCAACTTAATATAACATTGGCAATATAAAAATAAAATAGGAATGTACCAGTTTTATAATATAATTTATCAATATTTAAAATAGATAAAATTTTATTTTCATCATTTATTCTTTTTAATTCTTTTCCAACACTTTCATTATCGACAGGTTTAAACCTATTTACTTCTAAATAATTAATTAATTTATTTTCTCTTTTAAGTTCAATAACATATAAAAATAAAAATCCAATAAAGTTAACTAAATTCATAATCATCCCAGCTTGTATAATTGGTTCTGTAGTATTTATATTGTGTAAAAGACTACATAATTCATCACCGCATTTTTGAGGTACAAAAAATAATAAAAATGAACCAATAATAACTCTATAAAATTCTAAGAAAAAAATAGGTACTATCATCATTTTTTGATTATAATCCTGATCATTTTTTTTAGTTTGAATATAGTTATTTATTTTTTCTATATTAGAGCTTTTTTTCATTATATTTTAAATTAAGAATATAATTTTTAGTTTAATTATTTATTTATAAAATTATTTATTAAATTATTTATTAAATTATTTTATAAAAAATTTAATAAATAATTTAATAAATAATTTTATAAATAACTAACTAAAATTAAAAATATATATTATATTATAGTAATAATGTCCACAATTGATATACAACAATATAATTTAAGTGTTGGAAATAATTCACAAAATATTCTTCCTGTACCAATAATAAAAAATCCTGCACCAAATGTACCAAGTCCAAGTTATTATGGAGATTCTCCATACCCAATGCCATTGAAACCATCTTCTAGAAAAGATGATGAACTTCAATATTGTAATTTTTTACAACCAGCACCTCGAGACCAACGATTAAATGTTCCATATCAAGGTAAAAAAAATTGTTCTACTTTCAAACCTAAACCGTACAATAAAGATTCATGTTATTTAATGGATTCAAAAGCACAAGGAGTTGTAGGTATTGTATGTAATCAAGCAGGTGGTAGTGATAATGCCAATTTTGAACGCGGAAATCAATTTGGAATAGATTATGATTATAATGAATTTGATAATATTAAAAAAAAAGAATATACAATTGAACAACCTGTTCAAATTCCTATGGAATTACAAATACCAACAATTATTAATGACCAATCTACATTTTATCCTGAATATAATTATTATTTAACTAAAAATAGAAATTCAAAAACATACCCTAAACCAAATAATTATACATCCACTGGTTTTCCAGTATATGAATATCCATATAAAGTATTAAATCCAAGAGAAAATATTGATAATACTAATTTTTATAATTATAAAAATAAAATACAATCTATGAATATAGAAAATTTTGATTCAAATATAAAAAATAAAAAATTTAATAATAATATAGTTTTTTTTATTACAATATTACTTATTGTTTTAATGATAATATATATTTTATTTTACTAATCGATAATAAACACTGTCACCTACTTCTGGACTTTTTCGAATAATTTTGCAGATTTGGTCTGATTTAATACCATAATATTGAATAACAGGGTCATTCCTTAATATTTTTGGAAGTTTATTTTTTATAGTATTATATTTTTCTAATAATTCTTCTTCTTCAGTAATAGATAAAACACTATGTTTTGGTACCATAATATGATGTGTAATATTAAAGATCATATTTTTATTCATAAAAATTTCCACATTTTTATATTCTTCTTTTATTAATTCTTTAAAAATAGACCCATTTCCTTTTTCTTTTAATAATATAATAATTTTAATTTCACTATTAATATATTTTTGAATAATTGATTCAACTAAATTTTTAAGATCATTTTTAGATAGACTTTTATTTTCATTGTGAAAATAAATATATACTGGTCCTTTTACTTCATCATTTATAAAAATATCTAAATTTTTGTTATTATATTTAATAACAAATTCTTCAAAATTAATATTTTCTGATTCAGGAATAATGTAATTTCTATCTTGCACCATTTCTAAGGTTGTTTTTCTAATTTTAAATAAAGTATTTTTTTCTTCAAAATCCATTTTATATAAATATATATTTAATATATATTATTTATAATAAGTTTTTTAAATCATTTAATATAAAATATAAATAAAATAATTAAATAAAAAAATCATTTTTTATATTTTTAATAAAAATTTGTTTATTATTATTATTATTTTTCCATAATATTATTAAGTCTAGTATAATATAATGTCTAATAATCAATTACATATTTATGGTGATTATTATATTAATTTTAATAAATATCCACGTAAAGATGAAAAATCACGTATTATAGATATTATGTTAATTAATTATTTTATGCATGAAGAATATCTTAAAAAAGTTTCAATTTGTTATAAAGATGCTTATATGAATTATAACGAATGTAAAGATTATTATTTTATATTTGAATTTAAAATTGAAAAATTAACATTAAGAAAAAATTATGAAGCAAGAGAAATAATTAATATAATGAAGAATATTAATTTTTTAATAACTACTACAAATAATTTAGAATTAATTCAACAACAATTAAAAAAATTAAATAGATTAGATATCATATTATATTTTTATTTAAAAAATAAAGACCATTATATGAATATTTTTGAATCTTTAGAAAAAGCTAAATTAGCTTATTTTCAAGGAAAAGAGTTTCAAGTAAAATTTGATAGTAATCAAGATTTTTATAATTATAAACAAAGTCAAATATATAGTGCTTTAGAAATAATAGAAATTTATGTATACACTCAATATTTATTAAATAGAAAAATAAAATTGGATCTACCAATTCCAAAATATTTAGTAAATTAATTTTTAAGAAACTTAAAAAAAAAAAATATTGAAAATATATAAATGACAATACCATATATAAATAATATTATTTATGTAACAAATGTAAATAATGATGGTGAAGGTCTTCCTATTGAAAATAATTCTATTAATAAAAATTATTTTTATGGAAATGAAATACTTTAATATAAAATTTAATTTGAAAATTTTATAATTTGTAAATATTAATTTGTAAATATTAATTTGTAAATATTAATTTGTAAATATTAATTTGTAAATATTAATTTGTAAATATTAATTTGAAAATTTTATAATTTGTAAATATTAATTTGTAAATATTAATTTGTAAATATTAATTTGTAAATATTAATTTGTAAATGTTTATTAAGTAAGTATAAATTATTTTTAAATAATGCTTTTATTTAAAAATATTTAATTAATAAATGTATAGAAAAAATATATTTATTTAATATAGATATGCAAACTCCAACTTATCCAATTAGTGGGTTACCAACCTATAATGTAAAAAATAATCCAACTATATTTGATTATAAATTAAATACTATTTCAAAAGTAAATCAACTACGACAATATTTATTAGCTATATCATTTAATCAAACATTTTTAATGACAGTATTAGATTTTAAAAACATGGGTCGCGCTTATTATAATCAAAATCCTAAAAGATATTGTGCTACTGTACAATTAAATAATATTGAAGGATTTAATGGTAAAAATATTACTGTTTATTTACCTGAACCAGGTGGATCATTAAATAATTCTATTAAATATGTAAAATATAATGATAACACAAAAGTACCTTTACTTAAAGTATTACAACCTCAAAAACTTCCAACTTTATGGAGTCAAATACTTGAAAGTGATCCTAATTATCCAGGATTTAATTGGTATCAAGCTAAACAAATTGGTACATTTGCTAAAGACGCACAAACAACATTAACCCCAAATGAACAAGTAATTTATTATTATATTAAAAATGCAGATTTCTTTACACGTGTATTAAAATTATTATTATCTTCCTTTTATAATCATGCTATACAACGTTATGAATGTTATACATTAGTATTTCCATCTGAATTATATACTGGAAATAAAGACCAACGTACATTTACTGTAACTGGAGACTTTTTACGTTCTGTATATTCAGATTATTTAAGAGCATCACGACTAAAAAATACATTTAAATTACCTGCACCTATAAATTTAGTCCCAACATATAATATACCTACTACTAATTATACTGAAAAGAATTTAAATAAAATTATTACAGCTGATTTACAAACCAGTGGAGTAACAGGTGAAAATTTAATTGAATTAAATAAAATAATTCAAACAAATAGTGACACATTTCCTATCTAAGAAAAATAAATTATAAATGTATCATAAAATCTATTTCTACATATAATATATTATTTTTACACCTTTGCACATTTAAAACGCCAATTTTCTTAAAAGTTTTTTATTTTATTTCCTGAATATAATAAAAAATTGATTTATAATTTCACAATTATATTATTACATAACTTATATGAACTTTATCAAAATGAACCAAACTAACGGATATATTTATGTTAGAAATCATCCATCGTATGATGTTGATGATGCGTGTAAAATGGGTAAAGCAAATAATATTCCTGAAAGGGATACACAATATGCTACTGGCGAGATTAAGAGAGGATATTTTGAAGCGGTGTTTGAAGTTCCTATTGAAAAAATGGGAATTGTTGAACGCTTATTACAAAATGAGTTTCGTGAATTAAATGTTAAGTATGATGCTGGAACTGAATTTTACAATAAAAAAATTATTACTCTTATTGAACCTTATCTAATTACACTTGGAATTAAATATAGAAAATTAACCAAACAAGAAATTAGTGATTTAGTAAGATGCAACAGAGTAAGAAAAATAATCAAAAAAATAAATATTCAATCATTAATTCATATACTAAAATCCAAGAGAACAAATAACCAAATTGTTTCCTACATACCAAGAAACGACCAATCTATTATTATTGGAAAGTCAGTTATACATTTTCAACAATACGATAAAGGTATGCTTGTGTTAATGTGTGGAGTAGGAAAAACTCTAATTTCATTATGGATTACACAAGAACTAAACTCAAATACCATTCTTATTGGTGTTCCTAATAAATTATTATTGAAACAATGGGAAGAAGTTATTTGTGTTTTGTTTCAAAGTGTTCCGTATTTAATTGTTTCAGGTGGAGTAGATACTGAAAATATAATGCGATTTTTAGAAAATAATCAAAAAAAGTGTATTGTAATAACTACATATTCATCTGCACACAAAGTATATACTGCAACACAAGATACGAGATTTGTATTTGGTATGAAACTATTAGATGAAGTTCATCATTTAACTACAAATAATATGCGTTTAGCACACACTACAAAAAAATATATTCAAATGTTAAACATTCCATCTGTAAAACAATTATCATTAACTGCTACACTTAAACAATTAGAAAGTATGTGCGATGAGGGTATTGTAGTTTCAAATGATAATGTTGAATATTTTGGAGAAATAATTGATAGAAAATGTTTGCTATGGGCGATTAATGAAAATATTATTTGTGATTATGTTATTCAAACCATTATTACAAATGAAGAACAATTAGAACAACAATTATCAAGATTTCATATTATAGAAGAAAATGATAAGAGGTTGTTTTTGAGTGCGTTTGCATCTTTGAAAAGCATATTTGACGGACATTCACATCATTTATTGATATATTCAAATAACAAGGATAATTCGTTGAAATTAACTCAATATATAAAAATGCTGTTAGACGATAATTACTTTGATATACCTGATTTATATTATTCAAATTACCATAGTGAAATGCAATCAAAAGACCAAAAAGAAATAATTAATAATTTTGAAAAGGCGAAATTTGGAATAATTACTTGTGTTTATTGTTTGGGCGAAGGATGGGATTTTCCATTATTAGATGGTGTTGTATTTGCTGAAAATATGACATCAAATATTCGTATAGTTCAATCCGCATTAAGAGCAAGTAGAAAAAACAAAAAGGATACAAATAAAAAAACCAAAATCATTTTACCAATTTTGAATAGAGATGACTGGTTAGAAAATAACGAAAATCCTGATTTGAAAAAGGTTAGAGAAGTTATTTATCAAATGGGGTTAGAAGATGAAACTATTACTCAAAAAATCAAGGTGTTTAGAATTGATATTGAAAAACAAAAACCTAAAAAAAGAGAAAAAGAAGAAAGTGAGATGGTTGATGAGTTTGGTGAATATGACGATGAATTAACTCAAAAATTAAGATTAAAAACAATAAAAAGAACTGCACTTGCTACAACATATGAAAAGGCAAGAAAAATAATTGCTGATAAAAATATAAAAAGTAAAGAAAGTTATTATGAATTATGTGAAAGAGATAATAGATTATCCAAAGAACCTGAAATAGTATTCAAAGGACAATTTACAAACTGGATAGAATATTTAAGTATTGAACGAGTATATTATGATTTGGAAACCTGTAAAAATAAAGTAGGTGAGTATTTATTGTTATATCCTGAAATAAAAAAATATTATTTGAACTTATCAATTGTAAGTAATGAATTATGTAAAATAGACATATTGTTTCCACCAAATGGTTTGTGGGTTGAATACTATAATGTAAAGGATTTACGAGATATAATTACTATAACAAATAAGAAAAAGAAGATGGGTGTTATTTTGTAAATATTCAGGAATTGTAATGTTTAGGAATAATTAAGGAAAAAATCCTTTTTTTTATAATATTATAAAAAATTGATTTATTTTAATATAAAGAAATAATATCTTATACTACTATATATGGCAATGTCAAAACAATATTCCTGCGATTTGTGTAAAAAGGTCTTTAATCAAAAAATTGATTTCACAAGACACCAAAATAAGAAGGCACCTTGTATAACATTAACTGAAATGCAACAAATTAGTCAAACAAAAGAAGTTAAAATGGATAATAAAACAACACTTATTAGTGTATTCAAAAGTTCTTTAAATATATTGAGAGATAATGAAGGTTTAACTGGTGAGAAAGCGTTAAGAACTCTGTCTTATTTATTAATATTAAAATTACTTGAACCCCATTTTGGAGGTGAAATAAATATTGATGATTATGAATATGATTTTAGTCATATTGAAGATGAAATGATTGAAAAACATAAAAATAAATTATTAGAAATTGTTCGTTTTAGTAATCTGTCAAATGAAAAAGAGGATAATATTCCTGTAAATATGAAATATTTATGGGATGATATTTTATCAAATCATCCTACTACAAAAAATATATTCTTGAAGGGCAAAGGATTTGATATTCAACACAAATCAACCTATAAAAAATTAATTGATAAATTAAACTCACTTGACTTATCTCAAACTGAATATGATGTTTTGGGTAATGCGTATGAGGAAGTTATTCAAGATATTATGACAGGTAAAGTTTTGGGACAATTCTTTACTCAACCATTAGTCAAGAAAATGATGGTGAAATTAATAAATCCACAAATACATCCTGACGGAAAAATAGATACTTGTGGAGACCCTACTATGGGAACTGGTGGGTTCTTGATTACTTATTTACAATACATTTTACAACAAGCAACTTCTAAAAATATTAAACCTGACTGGGATTTTATCAAAACCGAAGGATTATATGGTAAAGAATTAGAACCTGATACATATCAACTTGCGGTTTCAAATATGTTAATATCGTCAGGGCATATGTTTGAAAAATTAGACAGAGGTGATAGTATTCGTGTTCCTATCACAAAAAAGTTTGATAATATTCTTGCTAATCCACCATTTGGAATTAAGGGATTAAAATATGATGATTTTCAAAGTCCATTAAAAAGTGAATATGTTCCTATCAAAACAGATAATGCTGTTTCATTGTTTATTCAAGCAATTATTTATATGTTGAAGATTAATGGTAAATGTGCTGTTGTATTACCTGATGGACAAGATTTATTTTCAAAAACAAATACCACATTAGTTGCAATTAGAGAATATCTTATGAAAACTTGTGATTTGAAAGAAATTATATATTTACCATCAGGTATATTTACATACACATCCATTAAAACTTGTGTGTTTTACTTTGTGAAAAAGAGAGAAGGAACTGATGTTTTAAATGTAGATGTAAAGTATTCTAAAACTACACAAAAAGAAATTAAGAGAAATTACAAGTTTTCAAAAACTCATAAAACAACCAAAGTTAAGTTTTATGATTACAATCCTTATGAAGATGTGAAAAATCTATTGGTTGAAGTTCCTATTGAGAAAATTATGAGTAATTCATATTCACTTAATTACGCTGGATATATGAAAGATGAAACAGAAGAAGAACAATATGAAGAAGGTGTTGTTGTGAAAACACTTGGAGAAATATGTAAGTTCTTACCAAAAAGTAAAAGAAAAGCATCTTATGGTGAAAAACAAGGACAATATCCATTTTATACATCATCTCAAACTTGTAGTAAATATTGTGATGAATATGATTATGAAGAGGATTGTTTAATTATAGGAACAGGTGGAAATGCTAATATTAAATATAGTAGTAAGTTTTCCTGTTCTACTGACAATTTTGTAATTAAAATAAATCCGGGACAATCAGTAAAATATATATATTATTATCTTTCAATTAATATTGAAGTATTGCAAAAAGGTTTTGTAGGTGTAGGATTACAACATATTTCAAAAGAATATATTACTAATATAAAAATCCCAATCCCATCACTTGAACACCAACAAGAAATCGTAAAATATTTGGATTTCATATACGAAAAGGCAAACAAAACAAGTAATGATAAAATTACGGAATTGAAGCAATTGAATGAGTTTTGTTTGAATAATCAAAAAATATTTGGCGAGAATGAAAATAAAAAATTAGGTGAGTTATGTGAATTCATAAAAACTGGTAAAAATAAACCAACTGATAATAAAACAGGAACATTATATCCGTATTATGGAACTGGTTCAATTACTGGTTATACAGATGAATATTTATATGATGGTTATTATATATTGACCGCACGAAATGGAACAATTGGTAATTGTTTCTTAACAGAAGGAAAGTTCTTTCCATCAGACCATATATTTGTAATTGATATAAAAGATAAGTGTTTAATGAAATATGTTTATTATATACTATCAAATAATGAAAAATTAGATAAACTAAAAACTGGTGTTGGAATACCAAATATAACAAAAGGAACACTTGAAAATTTAATAAGATCGGAAGAGCAC